CTTCGGTGCGCTGAAAACAATGCTCACGATGCTTGTCCACGACGTCCTGGATCACGCAATGATTGTGCACAAGGACGACGAGGCGCTGCTGGAGGCAATGTCGGGCAGGGATTGGAAGGTTGTTGTGTTCCCGCTTGTGCCTACTGCGGAGAACATGGCGCGCTGGGTGTGGATGCAATGCGGCAACCAGATCGAACGCACGTACGAGGGCAGGCTGTGGTTGCAGTTGGTCAGCGTGTGGGAGACACCAACGAGCGTCGCGCACTACTCGGAGCCACGTTGATTGCAGTAAGTGAAATCTTCGGCCCGACGGTGCAGGGGGAAGGCCCGTACATGGGGCAACGCTGCTCGTTCGTGCGGCTGGGCGGCTGCAACTTGTCGTGCAGTTGGTGCGACACGCCGTACACATGGGACGCAACGCGTTACAACCTGCGTGATGAGATCAGTAACGAGAGCGTGGAGGCGATACTGCTGCGCTTACCGCCAGACCCAGGCGTCATCGTCATCAGCGGCGGCGAGCCGTTGTTGCAGCAGAAGAAGCCAGATTGGACGACGCTCATGGAACGCTTGGGCAGCGTCAGCACGGGCGTCCACATTGAGACGAACGGAACAATCGCGCCCAACCCAGGCACAATGCTCGCGGACCACATCAGCGTCAGCCCCAAGCCGCCAAGCGCGCTCACAGGCGGCGACATAAGCCAAGACACCATGAACGCGTGGCGTTACGTCGCGGACAGTTTCGTCAGCCTCGCATGGAAGTTCGTCGCAAAGGACACAAGCGACCTGGACTGGGTAGACACGTTCACCACACAACACAAACTGTCACGCGAACAGGTGTGGGTGCAGCCCGAAGGAATCACCAGCAGGCAGCACCTAGAAACGCTACACAGGCTCGCCGACCACATCGTGGAACGCGGATACAACATCAGCACACGCCTACACCTACTCGCATGGAACGAGGAACGCGGAAGATGAACCTGGAACAACACATACGCGACCTCATCACGCACGTAGGAGACAACCCAGACCGCGAAGGCGTACAAGACACACCCAAACGCGTCATCAAAGCCCTACAAGAACTCTGCTGGGGATACAACGTGGACCCCGCCGACTACCTGCAAACAACCTTCCCCACCGAGCAAGTAGACCAAATGATCCACGTAACAGGCATCGAGTTCATAAGCCTCTGCGAACACCACATGCTCCCCTTCACAGGCACAGCCCACGTCGCCTACATCCCACAAGAACGCGTCGTCGGCCTAAGCAAAATCCCCCGACTCGTCACCGCATACGCAGCACGCCTCCAAATCCAAGAAAACCTCACACAACAAATCGCCGACACACTCCAACAACAACTCAACCCCAAAGGCGTAGGCGTAACACTCACAGCCCACCACAACTGCATGGGCATCAGAGGCGCACGACAACCCAACGCACAAATGACAACCACAGCCCTCACAGGCGCATTCCTCCACCAACCCGAAGTACGATCCGAATACCAAACATTCGCGTGACACACCGGAGGCAACCCATGGCACGCACACACGGCAAACGCGCAGAAGAAGCACGCGAGAAAGAAGCCAAAGCCCTAGAACTACGCAGAGCAGGCGTCACATACGACGTCATCGCAGCACAAGTGGGCTGGGCCGATGCAGCCACAGCGAACAAAGCCGTCCGACGCGCCATAGCACGGTCCATGCAGGACGACGTGGAAGCCGTGAGGGAGATAGAACTAGACAGGCTGGACAGGCTGGAACGCAGCGTGTGGGCGAACGCATTGCAGGGCGACTTGGGCAGCGTGCGCGCAGTCCTGAACATCATGGAGCGCAGAGCGAAGATGCTGGGCATTGACGCACCTGCGAAGGTGAGCGCGGAAGTTACCGCGTACCAGGGCGGCACGGACATTGACAGGGAGGTGGAACGTCTTGCAGAGACCCTCGCACTACTTGACAGTCAGCGCCAGAATGGTGTGGACCCAACAGCAAGCAAGGGACAACCAGAAGGCTCCCCAAACGGCGTGGCACACCTGGGTGATTCTTAGCGGTCGCGGCTGGGGCAAGACACGCACAGGCGCGGAGTGGCTGGCGTACCAAGCCGTGAACAACGACCGGACGCGCTGGGCTGTAGTGGCGCCAACGTTCAGCGACGCACGGGACACCTGCGTTGAGGGAGAAAGCGGCTTGCAAAGCGTCCTGAACAGGTACCGCATGATCCACAGGTGGAACAGGAGCCTGGGCGAACTTGACTTGCGTAACGGCAGCAAGATCAAACTGTTCAGCGCGGAAGAACCAGAACGGCTGCGTGGACCGCAGCACCACGGCGCATGGTGTGACGAACTCGCAGCGTGGCGTTACGACGACGCGTGGACGCAACTACAGTTCGGCCTCCGGCTGGGGCAAACACCGCAAACAGTTGTCACGACAACACCGAAGCCACGCAAACTGCTGCGCAGCCTCATTGACAGGGACACCAGCATCGTCACAACGGGCAGCACGTTCGAGAACGCCGACAACCTGTCTCCAGCAGCGTTGGAGGAACTGCGCACCCTGTACGACGGGACACGCACAGGCAGGCAGGAACTGCACGGGGAACTGCTGGACGACGTTGAGGGCGCGTTGTGGACGTGGAAGATGATTGACGACTACAGGGTGACGCACACGCCTGACGACGTGGTGCGCCGCTACGTAGCCGTGGACCCTGCTGTCACGTTCACGCGGGAGAGCGACGAGACAGGCATCATCACGGCAAGCATCACAAGCAATGGGCACATCTACGTGGAGCGCGACGCAACTACGCGTGACACGGTTGATGGGTGGGCAAGGAGCGTCTGCATTGAGTACGACCGTGCGCAAGCAGACGCAGTCATCGTGGAGTCCAATCAGGGCGGGGACATGAACGAAAGCATCATCAAGAGCGTGGACCCGACCGTGAACGTGCGCCTTGTGAACGCGACACGCGGGAAACGCTTACGCGCCGAGCCTGTCGCTGCGCTCGCGGAGCAGGGCAAGATTCACCACGTAGGCGCGTTCCCCGACCTGGAGGAGCAGATGACGTCTTGGACACCGGAGGACAAGCAAAGCCCTGACAGGCTGGACGCGCTCGTGCACGCTGTTACCGCGCTCACGACAACACGCGTACCGCAAGTGGCGCAGTTGTTGCGCACGTAGACTGCGATCCCGGTAGAGTCACGCCTGGAGGTACGCGATGCTCCTAGAGGATTATCAAGACGCAATCGATCAGACGATTGCTTTCACGCAAAGCCGTGCGCTCACGTTGCGCTGGAACTACTACGTGGGCAACCAGCCCAAGATCTATCTCACGCCTAAGTTGGCTGAGACGTTCCGCGCCTTGTCGGACAGCCTGACGGAGAACTACTGCGGGTTCGCTGTGAACAGCCGTGTCCACCGTATGGAGATCAACGGCTGGGACGGCGACGGTGCTGTCACGGCGCAGGAGTTGTGGGAGCAGGATCACTTCCCGTTACGGCAGGACGCGTTCTACAGGTGGGGGCTTGTGCATGGGCACGCCTACATCGCTGTCACGCAAGACGGTGTGCACGCGAACCCCGCGAACGTCATGTACGCGCAACCAGACCCAGACGACTGGATGGCAGTCGCTTGGGCGGGTAAGTGCTGGGTGGAGGGGAACACTTGGTACGTGAGCGTGTGGGACGACGACAACGTGCGCCGTTACGAGGCGCGTGGGCAGACACGCAAGCAGGCACGCACCGTCACGACGCCTCCAGGCGCGAAAGACTTCAAGTTGCTGACGGAGGAAAGGCACGGCTTCGAACGTGTTCCTGTTATTGCTGTGAACCCGTACGGCTACCTGGGTGCGCCGCTGATTGACCAGATAAGCCCAATCCAAGACCGCATCAACAAGATCACGGCGAACAAACTTGTGGCAGCGGAGTTCGGTGCGTTCAAGCAGCGCGTGTTCTTCACCCGCCAGGAGGTAACACCGGAGGCGATACGGCAGCAGCCGGACACGGCGATTGTGCTGGACCCAGGCGACAGCGACGCAAGGGCGAGCGTGCAGGAGTTGGGCGGCACGGACCTGCACAACTACGACGACGCGAAGAACAGCGAAGTGGACGCGTTGTTCACAATCGCTTCCCTACCGAAGCACATGCGAGTCAATGCAGGGTCGGACGCAAGCGGGGAGGCAATCAAAGCGGACGAAGGCCCGTTCGTGGAAGCAATCATTGACCACCAGCGGGAGTTCGGTAGCGCGTTGCAGCAAGCGTTCCAGATGCTGGACGTGGACGCGAACCCCGTCTGGCGTGACCCAACAGTCAATGACGACCTGAGTAACGCGAAGATTGTGGAGACGCTTGTGGGCGCGGGTATCCCGTGGCAGGTGGCTGCGGTGAAGTACCTGGGCATGACGCCGACGGAGATTGAGGAAGCGCAAGCACTTGTCGCGCCGAGTCCTGTTGCGCAGCAGACAAACGCGTTCCTGTCGAACCCGCTGCTCGCTGACGAGTTGTGACGATCCCGGCTGCACCAGCCGCGCCGTCGCGGTACGCAGCCGAAGCGTGGCAGGCGGCGTATGACGACCTGGACGGGGAGATTGACAAGTGGGCACGGCGGCTTGCCAACAACAAAGACCCGCTGACAGTTTCGGAACGTAACAGGCTGCGCGTTCTCACGGAGGCTGTCCGTAACGTGACAACGATCAGTGGAGAGACTGCGCAGGTTGCTGCGTATGCAATCGACACAACGAACAACGCTGCACGCACGTCGTTGCAGGCGTCCCTGAACGCGCTCCCCGATCACGTGCTTGCGACTGTCGCGGAGGACGCTGCTGAACTTGGCTGGGCGAACGTTGCGAACAGGGACGCGATGGGCGCAATCGTGCAGGGCAGGACAGGGCAACTCACAGCAGACTTCACAAGCCTCACAAAGGACGTGCAGACGCGCTTGATTAGCGGCTTGCAAACGGGTGTCGCGCTGGGTGAGGCGCCAGCGAAAACAGCGAAACGGTTGCGTGACAGCATCAACGATCCGGTGCGTTTCGGGCAGGGACGTAGCGTGATGATTGCGCGCACACAACTTGCACGCGCATACGATCAAACGTCCAGAGCGTCGTACGCGATAGCGCGGCAGAACGGTGTCGTGGACGCGTGGGAGTGGCAAGCGTTCTCGTCTGCGTGCCCTATCTGCGGGGAGTTGGACGGGCAAGTGTTCGACATTGAGATGGATACGTACCGCCACCCCAACTGCCGCTGCGCAATCCTGCCCGTGCTTACGGACAGCCCGAAGGCGAAGCAGAAGCGTTTCACGGGCAGCGACACGCTGGAACTGCAAACCAGCCCGTCCGGCTGGACGCATTGGGGGAAGAAGAAAGGCAAGGGCAAGGCAGCGAAGCCCAAGACGCCTCCGAAGCAACCAACAGCACCCACAACTGTCACGCCACCGCCTGTCACGCAAGGTCCGCGGCAGGTTACGTCTGTTGATGATCCAGCAGTTACAAAAATCTTCGGGCCAGATGACTTCCATCGCTCATACGCACAGCAACGGTTCGACCGTGGAGACGAGTATTGGTGGGACGAGGACGCCAACTTTGCTGTGCACCTAGACGCGGAGCGCCGGATCAAGAAGGAGATGATCCCTGAGTTCATGGACACAGCGAGGCAGGCTGTCACGGCTACGCGTCCACACTTGCCGCATGACGACGACCGCACGTTCATGTTCTCGTTCAGCAACAGGGCGAAGGGCGACACACGCGCCAGCACAAACATTGGCGGCAGAGTCATCAACGTGAACCCGCAACTGTTGGACGAACTAGCGGACAAGAAACCTGGCACACCGTTCTTCCCAGAGTGGAGCGTGTCGCAGGGCACACGCGTTCCAGCGGAAGGCGTCTACCGAACGCTTGTGCATGAGATTGGGCACAACGCTGACATCACTTTGAGTGTTGTCACGCAAGCGAAGAAAACGCTGTGGCAGAAATGGCGGTACGCCGGCCTGGAGACGGACGAGCGCATTCTTGTGCGCGCTGAGGCGCCAAGCGCGTACAGCAAGCGCACGAAGCGCGTAGTCCGGTATGAGGGTAAGGACGGCCCAACAGGGTACGCACGCACGGACATGAGCGAGATGTACGCGGAGGCGTTCGTGACGTGGATGGAGCGTGACAAACTTGACCTTGGCCCGTTAGCGCGGGAGTGGATTGACGAGTACGCAAAGATGTTTGGCTGGGAGGCAGTATGACGACGGTGTGGCGTGACAAGTTGATTGCTGACGATGACTACAAGAACCTGCACGACGTTGTCCTGTTGGACAAAGCGGCGAACGGAGAGGCAGGTGCGATTGAGGAACTGCGACGCCGAGGAATCAATGTGTAGTGCTGTAACCCGTGACACGCCGAACTGTGGTAGAACTATCCCTGAACGGGAGGAACGAGTAACATGAGCGATGAACAGCCTGCAGAGGCCGTTGAGGAAGAACAGCAAGACCAGCCGCAGGGCGAGCCGGAGCAGGCCGAGTCAAAGCCGCAGGGTCCTGACTGGAAAGCGCAGTCCCGCAAACACGAGGCGCGTGCCAAAGAGTCCGCAGCCGAGTTGAAGAAACTCAAAGAGGCGATGACTCAAATGCTCTCACCGGATCAGGTGGCCGATAAGGACGCTGCTGTGCAGGCTGCTAACCAGCGCGCACAGGAAGCCGAACTGAAAGCCATGCGTCTGGATGTTGCGCTCGCTGAGGGGCTGCCCCGTGACTTGGCAACGCGCCTTGTGGGGACAACTGAAGATGAGTTGCGCGAGGACGCGACGAGGCTGAAAGACCTTGTGAAGCCAAGTGTGAGCAAGGCTGATGCGAAGAAGGGAACAAACCCTGCTCCGCAAGCCGAACCGCCAAACGCCAACGACCTACTACGACAAATCGTGGCAGGGAAGCGGTAAGCCACCGCAGCCACGACTACCCCTTGAAGGAGGGACAATCATGGCTGTTCAAACAGACAATGTTGGTTTCGACAATGCCGAGGCCACGTTCGATGAGGTTCTTGCTGCGGAACTGATCAACAGTTTGCCGCAGGCCAGCGCCGCGCTGGCTAACCTCACCGTCATTCCGATGGGCACCTACACGGAGCGCATCCCCGTCCTGTCGGCTCTCCCGACTGCGCAGTTCCTTACTGCTGACCAGGAGATCAAGCCGAAGTCTGCTACGGCGTGGAAGAACGTCATGCTTCAGGCCGAGGAGATTGCTGTCATTGTGCCTATCTCTGAGAACGTGATTGCTGACAGCAGCATTGACGTTGTCTCCCGTACCACAAGCCTGATCGTGCAGGAGTTCGGTCGCGTCCTTGACGCTGCCGTGTTCTTCGGCACGGGCGCTCCCACGTCGTTCCCCGCTGGCGGCATCTACGGCGCTGCGCTCTCGCAGGGAACTGTTGTTCCTGGCACCGCTGCAATCGCTGACGACCTGAACACCATGTTCGGTCAAGTTGAGGCGCTTGGGCATGACGTGACTGACGTGTTCGCTGATCGTGCGCTGCGTACTGCGCTGCGTGGTCAGAAGGACGGCAACGGTGCACCGATCTACGTGCCAACCGAGGGCGATCCGAACGTTGGCTACATCTACGGCGTGCCTACTGCGTACCCGCTGGGTTGGGACAAGAGCAAGGCAACCGCGATTGCGCTTGATGACTCCTGCGCAATCCTGGGTCTGCGTTCCGACGTCAAGACAAAGATCCTGACCGAAGCGAACATCACAGGGTTCGGAAGCCTCGCAGAGCGTGACAGCATTGCTATCCGCGCCACGATGCGTGTTGCTTTCTGCCTCGCTGACCCGGTGAGCATCCTGAACGACACTCCGCTGCTGCCGATTTCGGCGTTGCAGCCCGTCACCCCGTAGTTCAGGAACAAACCCCACAGTCGGGAGGGGCTGGGTGTGCCCCCCGTGCCTCAGCCCCTCCCCCGACATTGCTAGGAGTTGATCGTGGCGATCCCACAGGATTGGATGCCGCCGGGAATGCCGGACGAGCAGAAGGACGAGATCGCTGCGAAGCACCCTGACGACCCTGCTGCGGCTGCTGCTGAAGCGTGGGCAGTTTGGGCGAACGAGATGCCTGTTGATGAGCAGGGCGTCAAGAGTGTGACTACGGGTGCGCAGTCCATTACGTACGATCAGTCTCCGTACGAGAGCGCAATGGAGCGCGCACGTTGGTACAAGAGTCGCAGTAAGAGTGCAGCAAGCGTTGATGTCGGCGGGACGTACCGTTTCGGGTGGAACGCACCTACGCGTTACACAGGATCGAGCGAAGCGGCAGACGGCGATCCAGCGTTGCCGAACGGGGAGCCGTGGGGCGCTTGGACTGTGACAACGGCTGACGTTGTTTTGACGAACGGGTCGGGGCCGCTGAACCGCAGCAACATTCAGACGCAGGAGGCAGCGAACCAGGTCATCGTCAATGAGATTGCTGGCAAGGCTGACGTGGATCACGTTCACGCTGACGACGGCAGCGCAGTTGATCTGTCGGATTATGAAACTAAGACTGAGGCTGCTGTTGCTCACAACAGCCTCCATCAGGACATTCAGGTTGGGTTAGCAAGTAAGTCGGACAAGGATCACGTGCATGAAACGGACTTGTCTGGCTTCGTTACAAAGGATGAGGCGAATGCAGCGCATCAAGCATTGGATCAGAAGATTGACGCGGCGGCAGCAGGAGACCACACCCACGCCGACTACGAAACCAAAGCCGAAGCCAAAGCCGCGCACGACGCTCTCTCAGGGCGCATCACGCAAGTCAGCCAGGACAAAGCCGACACAGGCCACGGGCACATCGACCTCGAAACCAAAATCGCAGCCCAAGAAAGCCACCAAGACCTCCAAGACCAAATAGATGACAGGGCGCTAGTCAGCCACACGCACCCTGACGCGACACCTGACCTGAGTGACTACGAGACAAAGGTTGCGTCGGAGGCTAGGGACGCAAGCCTGGAGAACCAGATCAAGCAGAAGGCTGACAGCACGCACACGCACCCTGAAGTGCAGCCACCTGACTTGACGAACTACGTCACAAAGACGGAACTGTCCACGGATCAGGCGCGTCAGGATCAGGCGCTCACGGAGGGGCTTGCTGAGAAGTCGGAATACAACCACGTCCACGACGGCAGCAATGGTGGAGCCAAGTACGAACTAGAAGCGGACGCGGTGCAGCGGTACGAGCGCACGTCGCTGGAGTTGTCCACGAAGGCTGACAAGGATCACGACCACGGCGCAACTGACCATGACCACGACGATTACGCAACGTCGGTGGAGTTGCAGACTGAGACGGCGCTGCGGAAGCAGGGTGACGCTGACTTGCAGTCGCAGATCAACAGCGCGGTTGCTGGCGGCCATGACCACGACAACGATTACGCGAGCAAGAGTCACGCTCACGGCAACTACGCTGACAGCAACCACTCGCACCCTGAGTATGAGGGCGGCGGCGGGTCCAGCGATGTGACCAAGGCGTATGTGGACGCGCAGGACGCCACTGAGAAGCAAGAACGCATTGCTGGTGACGCTGCGGAGAAGCAAGAGCGTATTGCTGGTGACGATGCGGTCAAGGTGCTTCTGGAGCAGGAAAGCCATGATCGTGAAGCGGCTGACCTGGCCATGCAGTATCAGCACGCGACAGAGATTGACGACCGCAAGGCTGCTGACCAAAACTTGCAGGACCAGATTGACACGATCCAATCGGCGGGTTACGACGACACGCAGATCAAAGCGGATCTGGCGCAGGAAATCGCTGACCGTGAGGCTGGCGACACGGCGCTGAATGAGCGTATTGACGCGCTGGAGCCTTACGACGACAGCCAACTGAAGATGTACCTGTCGCAGGAAGTCATAGATCGCAAGGCCGCTGACGCTGAGTTGCAGGCGCAGATCGAATCGTTGCCGCACCTTGACCTGGACTTGCAGGGTGAGGTTGCGAACGTCACGGGCGTTGAGAACTTTGTCAGCATGGGGACGCTGCGGTACAAACTTGGTGAGTACGTGCTGGGGCGTGACGTCCTGGTGTATGAGGCGCAGTTCTTACCTAACCCGTCTGCGATTGGCTTGAACCATGACCTTGTTGGTGGCGGTCGCGTCAAGTGGATTGATGAGTTCCCTGTCGGCAGCGTCATGGTCATTCAAGGCCCTGACGGGACGCTGGCGTATCAGGTAACGAACTCGCAGGCGGGTGGGTCCAATAACCGTGGGCAAGGCTTTGAGG